AATAATTGATATAGATGTAATTGATAATTCTGATTCAGTTACTTTAAACGTAACACCTACTTTAATTGAAGTAAATATAGAAAGAGGTGGTTCTTTTGCGAGATGGGGAACTATCTATGGTAGTATCTTAGACCAAACAGACTTACAAAACGCTTTATTTAACAAAGCTGATTTAGTTAATGGTTTAGTTCCTGCTTCACAATTACCTTCATTTGTAGATGATGTTATTGAAGTAGCTAATTTTGCTTCATTACCAACTTCAGGTGAAATAGGTAAAATATACATTACATTAGATAATAATAAAATATATCGTTGGGGTGGTTCTACTTATGTAGAAATCGCTGCTAATAATGCTGTTTGGGGTTCAATTACGGGTACATTATCAAATCAAACAGATTTACAAAACGCTTTAAATGCAAAACAAGCTACACTTGTATCAGGAACGAATATAAAAACTTTAGAAGGACAAAGTTTACTTGGTTCAGGTAATATTGACTTATCTAAATCTGATGTAGGATTAGGTAACGTAGATAATACAAGTGATGCAAATAAACCTATTTCTTCAGCAACTCAAACTGCTTTAGATTTAAAAGCTAATATATCAGGTCAAGTATTTACAGGTGCTATTAGTGCTACTAATTTAAGTGGTACAAATACAGGTGACCAAGATTTATCAGGATTAGTACCAAATACAAGAACATTAACTATTAATGGAACTACTTTTGATTTAAGTGCAAATAGAAGTTGGACAATTAGCGCAGGTGTTTGGGGTTCAATTACAGGTACATTGAGTGACCAAACAGACTTACAAACTGCTTTAAATTTAAAAGCAAATGATGCTGATGTAGTTAAATTAACAGGCAACCAAACTATTACAGGTACTAAAACTTTTAATGTATCAGGGGCAAACAATATAAACATAACTAATTCAAGTACTTTTTTAGGACTTAACATTACAAACTCTTCTACAGGAAAAGGTTTACAATTAGATAATACAGGTTTAGGTGAAGGTTTTTTACTTCAAAATCAGAATGGTAGAGGTTTTACATTATCAAATAATGGTACAGGTACAGGTTTAGCTTTATTTTGTAATGGTACAGGTTCAGGAATGTTTGTTACTTTAGGTTCATCTTCAACAAAAGGAATAGAGTTTCAAGGTAATAGTGGTTTCACAGGAAGTTCCATTTTTATTAATAATATTTCAGGTTCTACAGGTAATATAATTAGGGGTCAAAGGATTGGTTCTGATGTTTTTGTTGTAGACTATTTAGGTCAAGTAGGTATTGGAACAGGTACACCAAATACTCCTTTAGATGTTGTTTCAAATGTTTCAGCAAGAAGTTTAAACATAAGAAATAGAAGTGCTAATGATTTAGCGAATATAATGTTTTCTACAAATAATGGTTCAACAGATAACGCAGCTATTGGTTGGACTACAGGTAGATTAAGATTTATGTCAGGTGGTAGTGGAGATGCTAATGAAAGATTAAGTATTTTAACTAACGGTAATGTAGGTATTGGTACAACAAATCCGCAATATATTTTAGACATTCATAAACCTGCAAATGGATTTTTATTTCAATTTAAGGGTGGTGCATCTTTAGCGACTGAAATTAGAGCTTTTTTAGGAGATACAGCTGCTTCTTTTGGTACTGCAACAAACCATCCATTTAGTTTGTTTACAAATGGCTCTGATAGAATGACTATCACTTCAGGTGGCAACGTAGGTATAGGGACAACGAGTCCAAATTTTAAAATTCATAGCCATAGTACGGGAATTAATAACTACATTCAATTCACTTCTGCTACAACAGGCAGCACTTCAAGTGATGGTTTTATTTTTGGAACAGGTGATAATGGAGATGCTATTTTTTTAAATAGAGAAAACACAAAATCAATTTTTTATACAAATAATACAGAACGTTTAGTTATTACTGCTGATGGCAACGTAGGTATAGGGACAGCAAGTCCTTTTGCTCCTTCTTCATCTTGGAGAACTATGGAAATAAAAGGAAGTACTACAAGTACTATTACAGGTTTGTTTGCAAGAAATTCTGACAACTCGGCTTGGTTTGGTTTTTATTTAAATCCAACTGCAGGTGCAACAATTGGAACAACATCTGTACACAGATTACAATTTGTAACACAAGATATAGAAAGAATAGGTGTAGAAACGAATGGTAATGTTAAAATAAATAATTTAGGTACAGGATTAGTTTATTCAAATGGTGGAAATTTAACAAGTACAAATCCATCTGATGAGCGTTTAAAAGATGATATTACAGACTTGCAATATGGTTTAAATGAAATATTACAATTAAGACCTGTATCTTATAATTGGAAAAATGATACTATAAACCAAGGTAAACAATTTGGTTTTATAGCGCAAGAAGTTCAAGAAATAATGCCTGAATTAATATCTGAATTTACTACAACTGAAAATGAAGAAGAAGTTGTTAGATTAGGATTAGATAAAGAAGGTATTTATGCAGCACTTGTAAATGCTATAAAAGAACAAAACGAAGTTTTGGTGAAACTAAAATCAGAAATAGATTTGTTAAAACAAAAAGCATAAAATTATATTTTAATAAAAAAATAACAAATAAAGAAACAATTATGGAAACTAAACAAGCAATTGAAATTTTAGTGCAAGTAGCACATTTAGCACAAAAAGGTGGTTTATTACAATTACAAGATGCTGTATTTGTAGCTAAAGCAATAGAAGTATTAACACCAAAAGAAGAAGAAGAAATTGCTGAATAATGAAATACATTAACTACTTTTTTGCTTCATTAATTTTATTTTTTGTACCTATCTATGGCTTATTAATAGCCGTAGGTAGTGCAATAATTTTAGATACTTTCACAGGTATATTCAAAAGCATAAAACTAAACGGAATACAATCAATAAGAAGCAGAAAGTTAAGCAATGTAATTTCTAAAATGGCATTATATGAAGTATGTATAATATTTCTTTTCTTAATTGATAAATTTGTCTTAAACGAGTTTATACAAAAAGCATTTGGTTTTGATTTTATGTTTACCAAGATATGTGCTATTCTATTAATCTTTGTTGAATTAGTATCTATTAAAGAAAACATAGAAGAAACGTTTAAAGTTGATATTTGGAAATTATTAAAAGAAGCATTTAACAGAGCAAAAGAATTAAAATCTGATTTTAACGAAATTAAAAAATAATGCAACTATCAAAAAATTTATCTTTAGCTGAAGTATTAAGAAGTGAATCAGCAAAAAGAAATGGTATATCTAACACACCTACAAAACAGCATTTAGTTAATTTAACATCTATTGCTTTAAACGTATTTCAACCTATTAGAGACCACTTTTTAGTCCCAATACATATTTCTTCAGGATATAGAAGTGCTGAATTAAACGCATCTATTAAGGGTGCGAGTAAAACATCACAGCATTCAAAAGGACAAGCATTAGATATAGATATGGATGGAACAAAGATAACTAACAAACAAATCTTTGACTTTATAAAAGATAATATAGAATTTGACCAATTAATTTGGGAATTTGGAACAGATAAAAATCCTGATTGGGTTCACGTTTCTTATGTAAAAGGTAAGAATAGAAAACAAATACTAAAAGCAGTTAGAAGAAATGGTAAGACATCTTATATTAATTTTTAGTCTATTATTTATTTCTTGTGCTTCACGCAAGGTAGATGTTAATAAGCAACAAATAGAAACTAAAACAGATTCTACTTCAGTTGTAAGAATAGATAGTACATCTCAAATAAAAAAAAATGTTTATATTACTGAAAATACTTCTGAATTAGAGATTAAACCTTTAGTTGATAGTTTACCTATAGTAATAGATGGTACAAGCTATTTTAATGCTGTTTTAAGATACAAAAAATCAAATAAAATGTTAGTAGATACATCTAAGATAAAAGTGTCTAAGAATGTATTAAAACAAGTTTCTAAATCTAAAGAAGAAACTAAGAATATAAAAGAAAAAAAAACAGATAGAAGAAGTTTTAGTTTTTTATGGATACTTGTTCTATTACTTATTCTGTTACTTATTCGTGTATATGTACATTTTAAAAATAAATTTTTCTTACAATAAATAATAATGGCTAAAAAACAAACTGAAGTATCTAAGAAAGTAGATGTTAAAATTTCAAGACCTAATATTCATTCAAAGTCTAAAACATCTTCGCTTAAAAGCTCTAAAAACTATCAAAAAAAGTATAAAGGTCAAGGTAGGTAAGTTTCTTTAAATATAAAACAATTAGTTTTTATTAAAGTATTTCTATACTTATTTAAATGTTCTATAGATTTAAATTCTTTTACAAATTCTCTTAATCTATCTTTTTCATTTTTTATTTTAAACTTTACTTTCATAATATAATATTTCGACACCACGAAGGTATATAAAAAAATCACAATTGAATTTAAAAGTTATTAACTGAATTGTTAATATGTATTAATTACATTTGAATATGGCATTAGTTTATAGACATAGAAGGTTAGATACAAACCAAGTTTTTTACGTTGGTGTAGGAGTTGATGAAAAAAGAGCGTTTAAAAAAAGAGATAGAAGTATTTTTTGGAATAGGATAACTTCTAAAACAAATTATTCTGTAGAAATAATACAAAATAACCTATCTCAAGAAGAAGCTTTTGAATTAGAAATGTTTTTAATTAGTTTATATGGAAGGCAAGATATTAAAACAGGTATACTTTGTAATCTAACAGATGGTGGAGAAGGTAGAAGAAATATAATTGTAGGTTTAGATACAAGAAAAAAATTATCATCAGCAGGATTTAAACAAAACAAAGAAAAATTAAAAAGAACTACTGAAAAGCAAACAAATAAATGTCAAAAGGTAATAGATAAAAGCACAGGTATTATTTACAATACAATAATAGAAGCTTCTAATGCAGCAGATATTACTTTAAGACATTTTAAAAGGTGTTTATATGGTGATAGACCTAACTATACAAGTTTTGAATTAGTAAATAAAAAACAAGAATATAAATGCAAAAAAAAGTAAAACGTAGTACTTTAATTAAAAAGTTGGATGCGGTATTTTCAATTTATATTCGCCGTAAAGATGCGGTAAACGAAATAGCGCAATGCGTTACTTGTGGAAAGAAAGACCATTGGTCAAAACTTCAAAATGGTCATTGGGCAAGTAGAAGACATTATAGCACACGTTGGGATGAACGCAATTGTAATGTGCAATGTGCAGGATGCAATGTTTTTAGAGCAGGTGAAATTTACTTATACACTAAATATCTTTGTTCAAAATATGGTGATAACTTTCCTGAAGAATTGCATATACTATCGCAAAAAACTTGTAAATTTACAGACGTAGAGTTACAAGAAAAAATAGACTACTATACACAACAAATACTTCTTTTCTGATTCTTTTAAATATGTTTTAAGTTTGGTTAAATTGGGTTGCTTTAATTAGCAGCCCTTTTTTGTCTAAATGTTAAAGTTTTGTTAAAATTAATTTTTATAGTTGCATATTCAAAAAGCATTTATATATTTGCTTCATCAAAATAACCAATTAAAAAATAAAATTATGTCAAGAGAAGAAAAAGAATTTAGAAACGATGCAAAAAACTTTTGTGTATTTATTGGAATGATTGCTTTATCAGCATTCATAGTTATCAACTTTATATTAGTAAGATAAAATGAAAGATTTAATCGACTTCAACAGATTTCAAATAGAAGCTTTACAGGCAGAAATTTGTAAACTTAAACAGGAAAACAATTTACTATCTACTTACTGCTTCGAAGCATTAGAAAGTGGTATTACAGATGAGTATAAAACTTTAATCAAAAAACAAATTTACGAACTTAAAACAAACTAAAATGAAAGAACTATCTTTGAATGAAAAATTAAGCAGGATTCAAATTGAATTTAAAGCAAACAAGTCAAGATTTAACAGCTTTGGGAAATATAACTTTAGAAGTGCTGAAGATATATTAGAAGGATTAAAACCATTTAATGAAAAGTATGGTGTATCTTTTACTATTACAGAAAAGTTAGTATCTTGGGCAACAGACCACGCTCCAATTATTGAATCAGTTGCAACTATTTATGATAACAATGGTATTAATGAAATGTGTTGCTCAGCTATTGTAGGTGTAGATTTAAATCAAAAAGGGATGCAAGTTCCACAACAATTCGGTTCAGCTTCTTCTTACGCTAAAAAGTATGCTTTAGGTAACTTACTACTTATTGACGATACACAAGATGCTGATGCAGTTAATAAGCACGATAAAGGTATTAATCCTGCTGATTTAGTTGATTTATCAGATGATAAAAAATGGTTAAATAAAAATACACCTGAATTTAGCAAATCAATTGAATACTTAAAAGGTGGTGGAAATATAGAAGCTATTGAAAAAAAGTATAAATTAGCCAAAGCAGTTAAAGACGAATTACTAAAAGTAAAATAAACAGGGTAGCCGAAAACTGAATAGAGTAGGCAAAGTAAACAATCAAAAAATAAATATTATGAGTGCATTAATTAATGTAAGTTTAAGAGTAGACAAATTACCAAAAGAAAAATTTGTTGCAGGAAAAGATGGAGCAGTTTATTATAATTTCACTATTGGAATTAATGATGAAGCAAATCAATTCGGACAAAATGTTTCTTTAACAGATTCACAAACTAAAGAAGAACGTGAAGCAAAGAAAGCTAAAAACTATATCGGTAACGGAAACGTAGTTTGGACAGATGGTAATATTGTAGCGGTAAAAAAAGAAAATGTAGCTGAAAAAGCACAAACTGTTTCAGACGATTTACCTTTCTAAAATTAATTGGGTGCAGTAAAGGGATATCGCTGCACCCTTTTTAAATAAAACATATATGGAATTAGATAAAGAAGCAGTACAACTTCTTATGGAGATGTACGAAGATGAATTAAGAATAGACCCAACACAAAAAATAGAACATCCTGAACCTGCTTTATCTTTAGGTTATAAAAGTTATGAAACAAAAGATGGTGTTAAAGAATTTCCTTTACCATTAGGAACTTATGGAAACTTTAGTTTTGTACAAGCACCACCTAAATCTAAAAAAACATTCTTTATTTCACTTTTAAGTGCAGTTTATATGAAAGGTAAGTTAGATGCTTTTGGTGGAGAATTACAAGGTTATAGCAACGGAAAACACCTAATACATTTCGACACAGAGCAAGGGAACTTTCACGCTCAAATGGTTTTTAGAAGACCTATTGATATGACTGAAATAGATACAAAGAAATATCATACTTTTGCATTACGTCAATTAGGATTCAAAGAACGCATCCAATTTATAGAATATTATCTTTACGATAAATTAGAAGGTAAAGATGTAGGATTAGTAATTATAGATGGTGTAGCTGATTTATGTAGTGATGTAAACAATATTGAAGAATCAAATGCAGTAGTACAAAAACTAATGAAGTGGTCAAAAGAATTGAATTGCCACATTATAACAGTTATACATTCAAACTTTGGTTCAGATAAACCTACAGGACATTTAGGAAGCTTTTTAGAAAAAAAAACAGAAACACAAATACAATTAGAACTAAACACAGTAAATAAAGACTTGGTAACTGTAAGCTGTAAAAGAAGTAGAAACGCATCGTTTGAAACGTTTAGCTTTAAAGTAAATAACTTTGGATTACCACAAGTAGAGGGAGCAGTTTACGACCCGTTAAAAGGCGTATTCTAAATTGTTAATAACTTTTAATTATATTTACAAAATGAAAACAACTATTAAAAACCAAATTCAAGAATTAAAAAATACAGCATCAAGAACAGGATTGATATTCTGTGATAATAAAGTTATGTTTTCTTTTGTGCAAGATGTACTTTTAAAGTTAGAACAAATAGAAGACTTAATAGAATTAGAAAATGAAGTACATTTAACTGAAGTAGCTGAAGCTGTTAAAGAATATTATCAAACAGATACAGAATTAACACATATAAAAGTAAATTTTCAAGTTCGACCGATACAATCAGAAAAGAAAGTATGTATTATTAACGCAAAAATTTATTTATGATTACAATTTTTATTTTTTTATTATTGCTTTACTTTAGTGTATTAGCAATGCAGCAGTTCAACGGTGAATTGATTATAAGTCCTATAATGGGAATTATGTTTGGTGCTTTGTATGATAGAGAAACTGATGACAAAGTTTATCATACTTTTCAATTAGTATTACTATTCGTAGCTTTTACTTTTACTTGGGAAACGAATGAGTAACCAATGGTTATCTAAAGTAGCACAGCATCACGATGAATGGGTAAAAGTAATCCATACATTTGGTGAGTATGATTATGCTGAAGACATAGTCCAAGAAAGTTATATTGCTTTGTATAAGTATGCAGATGCAGATAAGCTTTTAGATGCACAAGGTGAAGTAAGAAAAGGATATATGTATTTCACATTACGTTCTTTGTTTTATCAATACTACAACAAAAAGAAAAAGGTTAATAAAGTAAACTTTGATGACCAATGGGAATTATTTGATGATTCTAACATAGAAGAACATAAAGCTTATAATGACATCTGTTTGTTAATTGATGAAGAGATAAAGAATTGGGATTGGTACGATAGGAAACTATTTAAACTATATAGAGATACTGATTTAAGTATGCGAGATATAGCAAAAGAAACTAATATAAGTTTAATTTCAATATTCAATTCAATTAAGAATTACAAGATTATATTAAAAGAAAAGTTCGAAAAAGATTATCAGGACTATATTACTAACGATTACAATATGATGTACTAATGGCAAAAAGAAAAACACCTGCTCGTGGTTTAGGAGATACCATAGAGCAAATTACAGAAGCTACAGGGATAAAGAAAGTAGTTGAAGTATTCAGCAAAGCAACAGGAATAGATTGTGGATGTGAAGAAAGAAAAGTAAAGCTAAACAACTTAATTCCATACAGAAGAAAAGTTAATTGCTTAACAGAATCAGATTATGAAGCACTAAAGCAGTATATTTCGCCAAAGAAAGGAAGCTTAACACCAAATGAACAATGGGAAATACAAGCTATATATTTTAGAGTATTTGAAGTTAAAATAGATGGTAGTAATTGTTCTTCTTGTTGGAGAGATATTATTTCAGATTTAAGAAAAGTATTTAACGAGTATGAAGTACAGTAATTTTAGATTTAATATGCCTATAGATGATAAAGTTTATAGGCAATTAAACAAAGAACCTGCTATTAATAGTTTGTTCAGGAGCGATAAAGTAGGTAAATGTGCTAAACTATTTGATGACTATTACAAATCAGTAGAGCAAATTAATAGTTCAGAATGGTATGATTACTATATAGAAAAGCACCCAAAGGTTTTAGTAAACACTTCTTTAGCTATTACTTCTTTAAATATTTATGATGCTTTTGCTTATGTTAAGCATAGGATAGTTGGTCAAACTTGGAACGGAATGCTAAATGAAATAGCTTTAGTAAAAGAACTTCAAGAACAATTCCCTAATTTAACTTTTGAAAAAGCAGATTATAATAAAGATGAACAATACTTTACAGACTTTGAATGTTTTTCTAATGGTATTTTAATTTTAGGATTACAAATAAAACCAATTACTTATAAATATATGAGTAATCCATATCAACTAAAAGCAAAAGAGAATCACGAAAGACAAAGAGAAGCATATAAGCAAACTTATAAAGTTCCACATTTTTTAATCTATTACGAAAAAGATGAACTATACGATAAGCAAAATGTATTCAATCAAATAAACTTACTATTAACCAACTTAATAAATGTTAATTTATGAAAATTAAAATAATGTTATATGCAGATGAAGAACATATAGCACAGGTGAACTTAAATAGTGAAGATAAAGTTTTAAAGCAAGATGTTAAGGAATTATTAGAATCTGCAATACCTGAAGACAAGATAAAAGAAATACTAAACAATATAATTAAAAGCAAATATGAGAAAAGTAACAATATATTATGAAAATACACCTGTAAAAAGTTTTGAATATGAATGGGGCGAAAGAGTAGGGGAAAGTGAAGATTATAAATTTTACATAGGTCAATTTTTAGTAGCAATAGTTCCAAAAGAAAAATACTTAATAATTATAGAAAATGAAAGATAATCCAATACAATTAGAATATTTAAAGAGTGTACTACTATCACAGTTACTTTTAGAATGCAATGAGAATTTACGCTTCACAAAGCAATATAATGGTGCTTTAAAGCACTTACTTAATAAAGTGAATAGTCACTTAGAAACAACTGTTTTTGACGAATACAGAAAGATATATGAAGCAGATGCAGAAATGACTACTAACATATTAAGAAGTATTGAAGATATAGTTTTAAAATTAACTACATCAGACTTGGATGAATTAGTAATGATTAATGCAGTAATTGAAAAGTACAAAGAGAATAAAGATTGGTTCTTAGAATACGGACAAGCTGAATTTTTAAGAATAGATGGCTAAGAAGAAAATAGAAATATATTCACCACATTACACAGAAGTAGAAGCAATGGTGTATTGTGTTAAAAAGAATGTAGCTTATTCATTAGAAGCTAATAAAGATAAAAGATTCTACATAGTTAAATATATTCCATCTGATTATAAGAATATAATTTACTTAAAAGAAAACAATAAAAAGTTAGACTTTAGCGAATACGAAGGAACTAAAAAGATAATGGAATTATATATTAACCAAAGCAAATTATTATGAGTCAAGTAAAAGATACAATGTCAGAATGGATTGATACACAAGTAAAAGATAGTGTAGTTCAATCAGTGATTAATAAGTTTAAACAACGTAGTGAAGTAGGAATAAAGAAATACAATACTACATTAGATAGAGATGATTTAAATTTTGGTCAATGGGTGGAACACGCAATTGAAGAAAGTATGGATTTTACTCTTTATCTTTATAAAATAAAACAAAAATGGGAGCAAAACAAGAAAATCTAATTGGTTTAAAGTTTAATCATTTAACAGTTTTATCTTTAGCAGTTCATAATGAATACAAAAACTATAGAAAAAGGTATTGGGAATGTTTGTGTGATTGTGGAAATGTATCTATTGTAGCTACTGCTGCATTAACTACTAACAAAACAAAATCTTGTGGATGTATAAAAGCAATATCAAATGCTATTAATTCAAGAACATCAAGACATAAAATGGCTAAACCTGATGCAGGATATTTTCATATATATCAATCGTATCAAAGTGGTGCTAATAAAAGAAATAAAACATTTGATTTTGAATTTAAAGATTTTATTGAATTGCTAAAAGGTAATTGTTATTATTGTGGTGTAGAACCAAGCAATGTTTATTCTAAAAACTACTACAACGTAACATACAATGGTGTAGATAGAATTGATAATGAAAAAGGTTATATTAAAGAAAATTCAGTTTCTTGTTGTAAGATGTGTAATATATCTAAAAATAATAATACTGAAGAAGATTTTATAAAATGGATAAAAAAAACTTACGAAAATTTAGAGAAACTTAAAAGATTATAAATATGAAACAATCAGCACTACAAAGAATACAACGCATTATGAAGTTCAACTATAACAGAGGATTGAATAGTGAAAGAGTTAATGCAGTATATAGAAAGATAATCAAACAAAAATTAGAGGGTAGCAATTAACTATCCTTTTTTATTTGTTAAAATTTTGTTAATACTTGCACAATGTAAATAAGTTGTTTATATTTGCTTAACCAATTAAAACAAATACTATGGAAAAGCAAGAAATTATTGAATCATTAAACAGATGTATATACATAGCTAAAAATGCTGATATAACTTACATCGAAAGAGAACTAACAAAAGTAGCTGAATCGTTGCTAAATGATTGGAATGAATCAGATGCGTATTATAAACAAATACAACAAATAATAAATGAATGAAGATGCAACCATTAAGATACTATCTATTATAGAAACTTTAGAAAGAGAACAGCAAAAAGCTTATTCAATATATTTTAAAGCAACAGACGAACAAATGTTATCTATAGTAGATTCAATAGAAAGAGATAAACAAACTTATTATTACATTTATAACTTAATTATACAAGATGCAAGACAAAATTAAAACATTCGATAACAAGATTTGGGATAAACAAGAACTATTAGATAATATGTACGATGATGACTTTTACTATGGTTATTTAGGGAAACAAGCATTATCATCTTCAAGTCTTAAAATGGTGCTTAAATCACCTAAAACATATAAGTACGTTACAAAGTATGGTCAAGCAGAAACACAGCCATTAAGAGATGGTAAACTATTCCATACACTTATACTTGAACCTAATAAGATAGATACATTTACTTTTGTAGATTGTAAAACTAAAGCAGCAAAAGAATACAAATTAGCAGTAGAAGAAAAACAAAACGTTTACACTACAAATGAGTTAAGAGATGCTGAAAGATTAGCAGATGCAATCCTAAAGAATAATGAAGCTACAAGTTATTTTTCTAAAGCACAATTTGAAATACCTGAAGTAGCAATGATAGATGGAATACCATTTAGAGCCAAAGCTGATATTTTAAGAGGCAATCAAATAATAGATTTAAAAACTACTACAGGACTAAATGAGTTTAGATATTCAGCAGATAAATATTCTTACGACTTACAAGCTTATATGTACAAAGAAATGTTTGGTGTAGATGAATTTATATTTGTATGTATAGACAAAGGAAGTTTAGATATTGGAATCTTTGAATGTAGTGATGACTTTTATCAAAGAGGTAAAGACAAACTTGAACAAGGTATTGCAAACTATAAATACTTCTTTGGTAATGATGAAGTAGATTTAAATCAATATGTATTAAGAGGAATACTTTAAGATATGGAAAACAAGATAATAGAGTTAATCAATCAAGAATTAGCAGTAGACATAACACAAGAGTGCAGGAAAAGAGAAATAATAGAAGCAAGAGCATTATACTTCTACATAATTAAAAAGCTATACCCAAAGATGTCTTTACAAAGAATAGCCAATCCTTTAAATAAGAATCACGCTACAGTAATACATTCACTTAGAAACTATCCTTATTATGAGAAATACAATCCTAAGTTAGAAGATATAAAAAATAACATATTACATTTAGTTGGTGAGTCACAAGAACCTGTAGACTTAACTAAGATGCAAACTATAGACTTAAAGAAAAGAATCTTTGATTTAGAAAATAGTTTAGAAGAAGAGCGTAATAGACCAAGATACGAATACACAATTGTAGAACAATTAGAAAACCTTTTAAGAGATACTAAAGGAACTGAACAACACGAGTTAATTACTTTACGATTAGAAGCATTCTATTCAATGAATAAAAATATAAGATTATGAAATCAGAATTAGCAATAAGATATAGTGTTTTAGAAAAGTATAAGTTCGAACAAATAGCAGACGATTACGCTATTAAGTTTGCAGAATGGTGTGATGACAATTATTTTAGAAGTGGAAAAGGCAGTAGTAATTGGTTAGCTTCATTGGGTTGGTATGATGATGAAAAGTTTACAACATCAGAACTTTTAGAAATATTTAAAAAAGAAAAAGGATTATGAAACTACAATTAGAAGCATACAACAAGAAGTACACAATAGAAACACCTAATGATGATTTAGACATATTTGAATACTTAGATATATTTAAAGGATTATTAGTTAGTGCAGGATTTCAAACTGATACAATTGATTTAGCTATAATAGAATTAGCTGATGATTTAAAAGATGAATCACACGATTATCCACATTCAATAGATTTCGATTTATGAAGAACGCAGAAATAAGTAAGATATTGCAGGAAGCGAATAACAATACTATTTACCTATGGGATTTACCAAGACCACAATGGAAAGAAGAAGACTTTAAACTATTAGAATCTATTAAGAATGGTGCAAAGTATAAAACAAAGAAAATAGTATTAGATGACTTACAAATAGAATCAGATATTAAAACACTATGCCAACCTAATAGAACTTTAATAAAAAGAAAAGCTGATGGTAAAATATACAATAGCACTTATGAATGTGCTTATGATAATAATTTAACACGTAGTCATCTAATGACTGTATTACGTTCAGATATAGAACATAGGTTTAAAGAAATTTTTGAGATAATAAACTAATAGATATGAAGCCAATACATAAGTTAAACAACGGTAATGGTGCTACATTGTGTCATTGCTGTCGTAAAATAATTTCAATACGATTTACTAATGATTTATATTGTAGTGAAAAATGTGAATCAAAACATAGAGCTAAAATGTTAATGGTATTAAAAGGTTAAACAACTATAACAAATACTTATTATTAATTCAATAATGATATTAAATGATTATAGTATTATGGCAGAAGATAAAAGAAAATACAACGGTGGTAATAAGAATGCAGGTAGAAAACCTAAAGCAGAAGAAATAGCTTTAATAGAAAAGTTATCGCCATTAGAACCATTAGCATTTGCGGCATTAGAAAAAGGATTAGAGAAAGGTGATTTTAAATTCACACAGTTATTCTATAACTACTATGCAGGTAAACCAAGAGAAACAAAAGATGTAACTCTTACAACTGAGCAACCTATATTTGATTTAAACGATTTAGGTGACATCTAATAAACGATAATGGAATTTATAGTAACTACAGCTTTAAAGAAGTTATTACGTCTTAAAAAGCGTATTAAGGTTGTTAGAGGTGGTACATCTGCCTCTAAGACCTTTTCTATTTTACCTATACTAATAGATAGAGCAATTAAGACACCTAACTTAGAGATTAGTGTTGTATCTGAATCTATACCACATTTACGTAGAGGTGCATTAAAAGACTTCTTAAAGATAATGATGGCACTTGGTAGATATAATGATAATCAATTTAATAAGAGTACACTTAAATATACTTTTGGTAATGGTAGTTATATTGAATTCTTTTCTGTAGACCAACCTGATAAGTTAAGAGGTGCAAGAAGAAATGTATTATACGTTAATGAGTGTAACAATGTAGACTTTGATTCATACTATCAA